AAGCCACTTTACGAAATTCATTATTGAATCAATGTTCTGCCCAATGAATTTCGTAATTTCCGTAAGTACACGAATAAAAGCTGCTGCACCCTCGGAATCCATCATTGCGGATTTGAGGTCAAACCATGCAGTAGCCAACCTGTTAAGCTCGGCTTGTAAACCGTGAGAAGCTTCTTCCGCTCCCTTAGCATACGTCTTTCCGACTTCTTCCGCAAAAGTACGAAGATGTTCAAGTCCAACTTCGCCTTTTTGGAGCATATCGTCAAGTTGTTTTGTGGTCACTCCAATAGCTTTCGCAAAAAGATTCACTGCACCGGGCATTCTTTCAGAAAGCTGTAATCTAAGTTCTTCCGCGCTGACCTTACCCTTAGAAATCATCTGAGAGATAGCGAGGAACACAGAGTTCATCTGTTCGCCAGTGAGTTTAAGCGCAACGCCCATCTGGGAGAAGCTTTTAAAAATCATCTGAGCGTCGTTTTCTAAGACAGTACCTTTCGCGGAAGCGAATAAGGCTTTCGCAGCTTGCGCAGTATCGATAAAAGACAAGCCGAGTTCATCACTTACTTTACGCACAAACCCGAGGGATTGCTCGGCTACTGCGGACTCTCCGTAAATCGACTTGAAAGAAAGCTGTAAGCTATCAAGAGCGGTGGTAGCGTTAAATACGGACTTGGTAAGCTCGACCATTCCGTACATACCGAAAGAAACGCCTACAGCGCCCGCTGCGGCTTGAACACCAGAAGTAAGGGAATACGGAGTAAGAAGCCCAGAAACGCCTCTACCACCCTGTTTTGTGCGTTCCTGAGTGTCAGCAAATCGACGAAGAACCTCGTCAGACGCATTGATGCTTTTCGCAAACTCAATAGCTTCGGCGGATGTAAGCCCATACTCACGCTGCATCCGTTTTAACTGAGTTACCGCCCTTTCAACACCGCGCATCTCAAGGAATTTTTGCATCATAGAAGACGCTTTCGTCGCATCTACGCCGAAAGCACCTTGCAGAGCGTTCCCAATTTTATCAGTCTCACTTTTAATTCCTGCGGCGGCGGTTTTGGCGGACGCTTGAATACTTCCGATTGACCTGATAATATTTATAGAAGCATTAGTAATATCAGCAACGGGCAGGGCTTTCTCCATGCTCCGAGAAATTTGCTGGCTTGTTTGAGTGATTACTTCTTTAAGATTGGTGAGAGTGCTTGCTGTTTTACTATCGTCAAGCTCCACCGGAATAACTAGCCGTGTGAGTCTTTTAGTCGCCATTAAGATCCCTCTTCCGTGGACAAATATTTTTCAAGCACTTTTTCGGCTGAGTCCGCAGTTTTACGCACATATCCCGCAGGTTGAAAAGGGTTTGGCGTGGATTTACCGGGAATGCCATGCTCTTCTTTTTTTGAAAAAACGTAGACTTTTCCGTCTACTTTACTTCTTTCCGTAAATCTGATAATTTCTTTCGTAGCTGGATCTCTGAATACTATACCGGGAGGTACGCCAAGTTTGTCTTCATATCGCATCCATTTTTTAGGACTTCTTTTTCCCTTGACAACATGGGGCTCCGTACCGTATTCAAGAAAATGTGCATACCAAGCTCCAGCGTCAACAAGTTTAGCTTTTTTAGGTATTCTTTTTGATGGACGGACAAATGGCGTTTCTCTAAAATTTTCATTGGGCGTTACGTACCAAGGGTTCTTGGAAAGGGGGATACTTTTAGCATTTTTTATCATCTCAAGACGGAGCGCATTAGAAAAGCCCGTAAGGACTTTCGCACCCTCCGTCTCTATTTGAAATGAAATTTCAGAGAGAAGTTTGAGCGGGAGTTGTTGTACATTAAAAGCCATGTACACCTCCAATCCATTACGGGCTTTTTAAGGGAGATTGAAAATGAAAAAATTTTACGTTTTGCTTAGAGTCTTTGTTTCTGTTGAAATCATCGGTGCCTTGATTTTTGCCTTTGGTATTCTTGCGGACGTGAATGGAAAACCTTATGGTACAAAGTTGGGCATAATCGGTTTGTATATGGCATTGAGTTGCCATGTGCTACTCAAGAGTGCAATTATTCCGGGCATCAATCAGATTGTTTCGATGCGTAAAGAATGGGAGGCGCGCAAACGGCTGGATAAAGAAAACGCTGCGAAGAAGTAGGCGACTTTTTTATTCAATAACTTTTCCGCCATAAAGAGCGAACATCGCCTTTTCTTGTTCTTCGGGGGTCATCTCTCTTTTTCTAGGAGATTGGCCCCCTTCTTCATTCTCTTGTTCTTCGTTTTTAATCTTATGGTAGGCAACCCATCCCATGAACTCTTCTACGTCCATGTTTTCTAAAAGCTGGTTTACCGTCATATGAAGATCACGCGCAAGAGAATACGCAAACATCCAAAGCCAGCCAGTAGTTAGTTTTTTTCTGCCTCTTCCTGAGCCTTTTCATTGATAGTATTCATCTTTGATGCGGCTTCAACCAAGGCAGTAACAACCTGAACATCCTGACTCAAAAGCCAATTGATGTCATTTTCAGTAAGCATCTGGTTGCCGTTCTCATCGACAAGGCAAGCAATAACCATGCGGTACATCGCAAAGTTATACTCTTCGACCTTTTTATCCTCGTCTTGAACTTTCTCGGCGCGGCTATAAATTTTCATTGCTTCCCCGGCGCTCAGTCTACGCATGTAAACTTCCGCGTCCCATACAGGGATATAAAACTTGTCTTTCACAACAGTAAGACTATTACGCAGCTCCGCAAATTTTTCAATAGTAAGAATAGCCATATAATTCCTCTCCTGAATTTTTTTCCGAGAGGGAGACGATTCTCCCTCTCTTTCTATTTGGTTGTTATAGATTAAACGAAAGTGATAGCAATATCGGTCTTCGTACTGCCGGAAATGAGATTCGCATCAGCATTAGCAAAAGCGCTATCCATAAAAGTCAAGGCGATATTAGAAACATCTGCCTTATTAGTAGCGGCTCCAGTGAAAGACAATTCAGCAACCGTATCACTAACTTTCTTAAGAGCACCAACAAGTCCCGCCGGAGCATTAGCCAATTTATAATGCGTATTTGCGGTAAAGTTTGCGGCGTTTTCAACGCTCGTAGTAAATTTAGCAGTAGATTCCTTATCCGGAATAAGCGTTACAGTAACTTTACCAGTCACAGCGCCAGACGATTCAGTGCCAGCGAGTGTGCTATCCCAACTCAAGGTTGCGCGTTTACCACCAAAAACCCATTCAATCTTGCCGGAAACATCGAAAGTGTACGTAGTCGTATTCGCAGCACCGACACCACCAGAAAGCGGCATCCCGGTAAGCTGGCCCATGAAGTACATAACCGTACCCGTGGGGAATTCTACCTTACACGGACGGTAATCACGAGAGTACAAATCTTGCGTCAGCAAATTCTGATGCGTTTCACAAAGGTCATCAACATAACCGTTAAAAGTAATAGTGCCGTTATCAGGAATATCCGAGATTTTTTCTACGGCTTCCGATTGAGTAGTCGTAACGGTAATTGTAGGTTTGGAAATGTTAGGTCCATTCCAAGCCGAAATTCCCGGAACGTGTTCCCATACTGCCGTAGCGAAAGAAGACCCCGTACCACGGAAGAATTTCAGTCCTTTACTCGTTCTGGCTTGATAAGATACAGCCATTGTTAAGCTCCTTCTTCAAGGATAAAATCTACAGATTGAATATGCCAAATATTTTGCCCAATCTGCGTTGTTCCATAATGATCTCCATCTACGCAAGATGGAAACTCCGTTTCCGATAAACTTCTGATAATTTCGGAACCCTCTGTGGCGTCTGCATAGTTGGTGCTCATTACATCAACTTGTACACGGACTGACCGCAATAAGTCTCCCCTATCAGAAAGTGTTTTGTCCAAGGGATCTCCGGAAATTCGATGAATTAGAACGAAGCGTTTAGTATTAGCTACAGTGTTCGCTTCGACGATTCCTTGGAAAATATTTTCACCAAAAAATTTTTTTACTTCTTGAGACTTTATGAAAAGTTGAAAAAGTTTTGTTTCCGCTCTTTGGACAAGCTTTAATGGCGTATTAAGCATCGGAAAGTCTCCTACACATAACTTCAAGATAAGTATTTTCTTTATTTATAGGAGGTGACTTTACTTCCAAAACAATATCGCCTTCATGATCCGAATGTAATATGAATCTACTTCTGTCTGAAACGTCCGAACGAAATCTCATGGAAAGTCGTATCGTCCCTTCTCCTTGAGACTGAGAAGCAATCCAATATTCTCTCCCAGACATATATTCAATGCCAACATAGATGTCAGCTACAGGATGATATAAACTTGTCGGTGAACCAGTAACGTCTCTTGATCGAACTTCTTTAAGCAATGTCGCTCTTTTATTTAATACGGCAGGATTTGAAGTATAATCAAGCATATCAAACAAATCCTATAATTTTAAATGTGTCCAATATATTATCTATAAAATTGCTTGGAAATAATGCGTCGTTAGATTTGCCAGCACGAAGGGCTATTTCAGACCTTTGCTGAAAGAGCGTTCCTGTACGAACCATAATCCATTGTTTCAAAGGATGAGGACAATTGCTTACAAAAACTTTTTGAGTTGGGATTGCATCAGGCGCAATATGTAATTTCGGAATTTCCGTGATAGGAGGAAGCTTTACAGATTGGGCATCTACATAATTATGAAATTCATCGTGAATGAAACCACCAGCATAATTTATGATGAGGGATGCACCTTTTACAATTGATGCTTCCGTAGTCTGAATTTCTACAACATCATCCTTGACAAAAATGGCAAGCACGGGTACGTTGTTTCCAACGGAATCATAGATTTGAAAATTTTCTGGTTTTGCATCGCCCATAATGGGTCGATTGAATACGAGAGTAACACTAGATTCAGTGAATCCGGTTTTAGCTGGTTCAATGAAAGGAGATTCGTTAGTTACAATTTTTTCCAATTTTTCTTCTACCGTATATCCAGCGCGAAGAACAATCTTTGGATTAAGGGGAAATCCGCTCAAAGGGGAGAGAGATCCAATAAGCGGATTTCCTTGCGGCGACAACGCAGGGTATTCAACAGTATACAGGTCAGGAGAGACAGGCTGGCCCGAAGAGTCAAACACTTCTACGGATGTAACGGGAACCACGGGGAGAGGAACCGCAGACCCATTCATCTCTTTTTCGGAGGGAGTCCACGACCATTCTGAATCTACAAAAACTCGTCCGGTCTTCTGTTCCGCGTGAGTTGTAGCGGAAGCTATAAGATTTTCAATATAAAAATCTTCTTCCGCAGTTGTGGTATTCAGCCTCAAATGCTGCTTGACCTCTTCTACAGAAACAGGGTAGCATTTAGGGGCAATGGTCATGTCAAGACTCATATCGTCTATTTCCCTTCGTTAATTTTATGCTTTACTTTATCGGCAAGTTCAGTAAGAACAATCTCGGCGGAACCGAAACCGGAACGACCACCGACAAAAGCAACGATAGTAAGATTTTCTCTTTTAAGTCGTTCATCAAGCCCGGCCTTTTTCAGGTCCTCTACGATACCCATAACATCTTCTGAAACGGAGGGGGCGGTATCCGCCCCACTCACAATTTCTTTTGATGATTTAGGCTTCGCGGAAGACTTCGGGGTTTCATCAGCGGCGGCTTCTACAGGAGATGCTACGCTGGTAATCGCTTCGTTGATAGCCATAGGGGACTACTCCACCGGAACAAGGTCGGCACGCATCAGGACCGCATGAACGGTCGGGGTGCCAGCGGACTTAGTAACTTCAACCTTCACGAACTGGCGGCTACCGATGTAACCGACTTTAGCACTCTTGGCGGACGCAGTGACTTTCACTTCCGCAATGGGTTTAGTGAGGTCCAGAGGTTCAAGTTCCTCGGTAGCGGTAGAATCCGTGTCGCCATGCGTAATAGCAAGCGAAGCTTCATTGGTGCCGTCACCTTCGAGCACGAAAGTAACGGAATTGAACCCCTGAATGTCAATAGGAGTTCCCGAAGTAACCGGGACCACCTTCATATGAGATGCAAGATCTTTCATAGCCATAATGATTTCTCCTTTTTGCTTAGGCCGCGAACTTGAGCAGCTTAATAGCTTCAAAGTTCTGAATGCCGCCGCCAGTACGCAGGTCAATGTTGAAGATAACGAGAGGAGCCTTGGTCACGGTGTCGCGCTGGATACGCATACCACGACGTTCGACAACAAGATACCCCTTACGGAAGTTGCCGAAGGCTACAGAGAAAGCATTGGCTTCAATGTCGGGCATATTTTCGTCAATTTCGATGTTATAGCCGAGCAGGGTGTTCGGCTTGCCCATCTGCAAGGACGGCTGCCACAGATAGTTACCATCGTTATCCTTGAGCTTACGCACGGAGGACTCGGTAAAGGAGTTCATCAGCCAGTTAGCGCCCTGACGATAGCCGCGTTTCAGGAAGGTAGTCATATCGATAAGGCAATCGGCGGGGCCTTTATCCTTAGAGGCGGGGTCATAAGGGAGGAACGCGCCAGCCTTGCCAGTCTTAGCAAAACCGAGCTTGCCCCAATCAACACCAGCCTTGCCAGTCTGTTCGGCAACGGGATAGGCAAGAATGCCGAAAGGCTTCTTCACGCCATTGCCCCACACATGAGCATGAGCAATCGTTTCGCCAAAGGCAATACGGGTGCTGTCCATGAGTTCGGCTTCGATGTCGACATAAGAGTCTTCGATGAGTTCGGAGGACAAGGTGGGCTTCGCCATGAGCGTATGAACATCCCACTTGAGCTGACCGTAATCCGGGGTCTTGGTTTCGCGGCGGGTTTCGACTTCACCAGTCCACACAGCGGATGATTCGGAGAGACGGACGGGGCGCTCATAACTGGACGTACCCGTAGTCTTCTTTTCAGCGAGACGATAAATCGCGGAGTCATCACGAGCAAGTTTCAGAATATCCTGTTCAACTTCGACCGGAACGAAGATGCCACCGTAGGTATCAATACCTGACAGGAGAGTCTTCATTTCCATTTCTGACTTGGGAAGGCCATAAGCTTTCGCGGCACGCATTTCAGCTTCAATAAGAGCTGACTTTGCTTCCTCGGGAAGATCCTGATAGTTGGTCTTATGGACGGTACGGAAGAAAGCGGACTTAACCATATCTTCACGGGTCTTAGGATCACCAGAAGGGGCACTCGAAATCTTGAGACGCTTAATCTCTTCGTCCGCTTCGGCCTTATACTTCTTAAAGTCCTCATCCTGTTTAGCAAGCATTTCCTTAAGGTCGGAGATAGCTGCGGTATGGTCTTTCTTCAAAGCCTCGTCACGCTTGTCAAGAGTAGCCTTCTGCTCCTCCCAAAGTGCATTGATCTTGTCGATAATAGTATTTTCAGCCATAAAAACACTTCCTCTTTTCGAGATTTTTAAAATAGATAAAGTAAAAAGTACCTCCCATTCATCCCGAACTGAGGCATTGCCAATATTGACTTTGATAGTGTAAATCATATTTTTACATTTTTGTCAACCCCTTTTTTAAAAAGAACAAAAAAATTACGCCGTCTCAATTAAGAAAACGGCGTAATAATCAGTCATATTTTTTATTAAAAATTATTTTCTAAACAATGCTTCCAAGGCTTCCAGAGCTTCCCTTTCTGCATTTTCTTTACGTTTGGCGGCAATAGCCTCATCAAGCCATGCAGAAAGTTCTTCGTCCATTTTAGCTTCTTCTGTATTTTCAGAAACAGTTTCGCCTTTCGTTTTATCTTCGGCGTTATTTTCGGGAGTATTGTTTTCGGGCTCATTCGACTTTTCGGAAATATTTACAGATTCCTCTTGAGTTTCTTTAGGTTCCTCATGAGCTTCCTTAGATTCTTCCGGCTGTTTAATTCCTTTGATTTCCGCATCAATATCAGCGGAGATAATGGATTTAAGCTGGACAACGATATCTTTGGCTTCCTTATTAGAAAAACCTTTTTCACGGAGGAATTGTTCGGCATCTCGCAGAGTGCCGATATTTTTCACCGCGTCAATAGTAGCTTCCGTATTCATGGGGAATGTCACCACAGACCCTTCAATAAGATGTACTTTATTTAATTCTCGGACGGTATATGTGGAAAATTTCCGACCGTATTTCTTTCCTTCCACATATTTATACTCTCTGGCTTGATAGCCAATGCTCATGCCCATAGAACCGGGGTCTGATTCTTTCAAGACTGTCCACATATCTTTGCCAGACGTGGTACTGAAAAGTTTCCCTTCTACATAAAGGCCCTTTTCATCCTCACGCATAAGCGTCCATTTTCCAATAGGCTCAAGATCATCAGCGGTAAATTTCATGCCGCCATGCTGCTTTAGCATTGGAGGATAATGCCCCTTATTTTTCCATTCTCGAAGAGTGTCTTTAAATGCGCCGGGCATGATAACGTCCATACCTTGGTCGACATTATTGCAAACGGCGAGATATCCGGAAAATGTATATTGATCTCCGTCATCACTTTTACATTCAAGATCACTAAAAGGGCAAAAATGTTTCGTTTCAACTGTCATTATTTTTTCTCCGAATTTCCTTTAAATTCGCTCTCCAGTTCCGCCAACTCTTTTTTAATAAGTTCATATTCAGTACAGGTTGGGTCGACGCCTTGCCGCAAAAGCTCCTCTACCCAATCCAAATCACGTTTCTTGAAATAAATAAGCTTAGAAAGGGTGGCTTGACCTTTACTCATTGTCTTCGTCATTCCGTTGATCGCCATTGTTCGTCTCTCCGTTTTTAGGTTTTTTCGGAATTGTACTACCTGATTGAGGAATCTGTGCATCCATTACGTCCGCTTCCTTAACAATGGATTCTACAGTCCTCATAGCTCCCTGCATAAATAGCTCATCACCGCCCTTGACGGGATTCATTTCAGACAGGGCTCGAACTTCGTTAGGAGTCATATACCCGGAATTGATGGCAGTACGATAAACTTCGGCACGGCTTTTCGCGTCGCCACGAAGCAATCCATCATCCATGAACTTGAAATACAGACCTTCCTTTCTACGCTGTTCTTCTGTGAGCAAGAATTTATTGGCGCTCGTTTCAATACGCCGATACCACGGATCAAGCGTATGAATTTTATGCTGCAAGAAAAGCTGTTCGGAAGATGCGTATGTTGTGGTCTTCATATAATCAAAGACCATGATTGGCATCACTCCCCAATTTCGACAAAGATCCGCAACTTGGAATTGACGATTCTCAACAAACTGAGCGTCCTGATTAGTCATGGACATCTGCTGATATCGAAAATCGTTGCTCAAGATAATTGTCTTATTGGCATTTCTTGAACCGCTATATTCTCTCTCCCACGTCTCACGAATACGCTTTCTCTGTTCCTCTGTCAAGTCATTTACTGCGGTAAGAATGCCGGAAGGTTTAACTCCATTCTTTAAAGATGTTCCAAGATATTTATCCGAAGACAAAGAAAGACCAATAGCATTTTTTGCCAATTTGACAGGGGACAGTCCACGAATAACATCGTACCCTCTCCACTTCAAATGCCACATATCCTTTTCAGGAATTTCAATATATCGCCCGTTTTCGGTCGTTACAAAATATTTTGACCGAAGCCCAAGAGAATCAGATTCATCCATCTGAACATTAACCATGCCGGGAGGGAAAGGATACATCTCCTTAATCTCTCCACGTACTCTTACAAGCCAAACGAAAGCTTCTCCAGTCAGCGCGAGATGCAAGCCGAGAGTCTCCCGAAATTCAAATTGACTTTGATATGGATTTGGGCCTTCCTCAAAAAGCCAATACAATGGGTGGTTTTCCGCTGGCTTTCTAGTATTTCCCTTTTTTTGATACAAACGAAAAGGAACCTGAGCGATACCATTGGAAATAACGGAAACACAAGCCAAGACGACAGAGCAATCAAGCGCTGTCCGCGTAGTTACTGGAGTACCGGAATCGGAAACAGAGATCGAATTTAAGAACGAATCGTCCATATTCGATTTAGACTCTGAATCCTTTTTTCGGAAGTTATTGAAAATATTTAAAAAACCCATAATACCCGCCCTGCGGTAAAAATTTACTACTACGTCCTATACGACATATATTTTCCTTTGTCAAGTAAAAAATTGACAAAATTGTAAAATATAGAAAATTAAGGGGCGTAAATACGCCCCGTTATTAGTTTTTATTTATATCAAAAATAATCAAGCATAGATTATGAAGTTGAAGTGTAACTGCTCTTTATAGAACACTAAAGACCTAAAATTGACCCTTACCACTCGTGAATGGATTGTTGTCTATGGTGGCTTCCTTTATGATTTAAAAGGATTTCGTCAATCACAGCGTTGTATCCGTATTCATCCCCAATAATATAGAATTGAGAAGATAAATTAGTGTGCTTTTCAAAAATTTCTTTAAGAATTACGTCTTTCTCTTTTGCTTCCGTTTCCGTTTGGATTCTACCTACCATAGAATATTTTTTAACCCTTTTAATAAAAACATCCATTGTCTTTACGGAGCGGTGCAGATTGAGGATCAACTCGGATAAAGACGCGGAATAATATGACCTAGGAGCGATATATGCCAGTCCAATCAAAATAGGCGAGTCCGTAATAATATAATCGACTTTTCCAAGAAGCCTATCTACTCGATGCCATTGCTGCGCGGTAACGAGCAATTGATCATTCAGTAGGTCGACGCTATTGTCCCAAACGCAATCTTTAGCAAATTCGGTTACAAGCTCGCAAGAAATTCCACACAGCTTTAGCTCCGAGAATATATGGGCTGCTCCAGTGCTTTTCCCACATCCGGGGCCTCCATAAAGATTGATAATTTTAGTGTCCTTCATATACATACAGCTCCTCTCTTAATCAAATCTTCCCAAAGCGCTTCTCGCTGTTCCAAAGTGATGCGGGCTATGCTAAGATGCAAAGGGGCTTTGAAAATTATATCTATTTCCCTTTTTTCTTTTAACTTGCACCATCCATCCCCATACGCCACTTTCTTATTTGAAAACCAATGCTTACGAGCATAATAGATTTCAGAATCGTCCTTATCGTATTTATCAATTTCCTCTTCTGGTATTTGCTCCTTAAAAAGAAGATCATATTGAGAATAATGTCCCTTAACCCGAAAAAGGTTAAGACCATTTGCAAAAGAGAGAGTTCCATCCTCGATAGGAAAGGCGAAATCCCCAATATCCACAATTCTGCATCTATGAGTTCCAAGAACAATTCTATGGATGGGGCGTTCTCTGGTAGGGATGAACAGTGTAAATTTAGGTATTTCTATAATAGTTTGCGTCAGCTCTTCCATATTTATACCTCCTTAGTATTTTCTTTTCCACTATTAAGCCATTCCTCGTAAAGAATATCGCATATACCTACAAAGTCTGGACGGGCTTTTTCTCTAAGCTTCTTTCTAAAATCAGGGTCGCACATTTCTGCGTGGGTTACGGGCCGCCCAAAAAGTTCCTCAACATAAGAATGATATTCACTCCACGCGCCCATCAGAAATCCAGTAAATGCGGAAACTATTGCGCCTTCTCGATTCGTGAACTCCATAGATCCTCCTTTATTTAATATGGAGTACGTAAGATTAAATGTACTTACGTACTCCATATTTAGCTACAACTTTACGATTCTTTGGTTATTCGATGCCAACTTTATTCCGAATAAAGGTTCTATATAAGATGGTTTTGTTTTATCATACATTCCGAGCTTGGCATATTTTAACAGGTGGTGAAGCGGCTTAGGAATTTTTTCATATCTTGTCCATAACCAAATCTCCTGAAAATACGCATTCAATCGAATGATAAAGTTTTGAAGAGAAATCAAATTCTGATCAAGGGGTTCCCCTCCCAAAATCCAAACTTTTTTTACTAATAGTTCACTGTCTTTAAAAAGTCCAGAATTTTCTTGAGTTTTAAGCCATTCCTGATACGGAATCCCCTGATTGAATTCCCAAAGTTCTTTGTTATGACATCCCTCACAATGAGGTGCCTTACATCCGGAAAGATATATTTCCAGTGCCCGATGAGCCAGATTAAATTCTGTGCCCGCTACTCGCATCTCATTTCTTCCTTACCATAGAACTGGCGATTGGGACGGTCTTTTTCACGGCGAACCTTATTCCAATTTTTTACATTAGTAAAGAATCCGACAACACGGGTAATCTCCTCAGACCATTCTCTTCCGCAAACAGGGCATCTATCAGATCCCACCCAAGTATGGTTATCATCACAGATACGAAGAAGATAATTTATCGCCCAATAAACAACACCTGATTTTGCAGCATAGAAAATAAGATCTTCAATATTCTTTGTATCTTCAATTCTTTCACCAACATTAACGTGGCAAATCGCTCCTCCCGAAAACAAACCGTCGAATTTCCCTTGAAGCCGAATACGGTCAAGCATGTTAGCTTTAGCAATAAGAGGGATAAACTGGTTTGAATAGAAGGATACACCGCAATCATATCCAAGAACCTTATCTTTCTTTGCGAGTTTCACGGAAGATGATTCTGCGGGAACCTGTTCACAGTTATGAGGAGATTGATACAGTTCTTGAGCTTCATCAATCCAAAGATTAATCTGTTCAAGAGTCCGCATTACAAGGTCTTGTCCATCCTCATTCAAAATGTCCTTTCCGAGGATGCTCACAGCTTCATAAAGTCCAGTGACTCCAAAAGTCGAATATTGTTTAGTAATATCCATGTATCCATGCGTGTACAAAGGCGCTGCGCCAAGGTCAATTCGACGCTGTACAATCTTGCGTTTAGCATTATTGATTTTCGCTGCGGTAAAAAATGCGTCTTTAAGTTTATCAATAAATACGCTCTCGTCTCCACCAGATTGCATTGCGAGACGAGGGAAATTTGCAGTAACAACACCGAGAGATCCGATTTTTGTACTTCCCGAACCGAAAGAATTAAAATACTCGTTCTTTCTATCTGATCTAAGCCGACAGCACGAACTCAAAGTTGACATCTTCCCGTTATACATATTAATAAAGCCAAACTCTTTGTTCTTCTCGGCAATAAACTTCACGAATTCTCTATCCACAATATTTCGGTCATCATCAATAGAGAAGCAAGCTGTCGTTACGGGGAACGTGAGTGGCGTTCTCCGCATCTCTTCGTTCATAGCGTCAAGGAAAAGCCCTTGCAACTCATGCACAGTTTCAGGATTTGCGGCCTTTCCATCCATCGTATAGTCAGGACAGAGGGATTCAAGGAAATTACGGTCGAATACAGAAAGATTGGAAAATGGGCTTTGATTTCCCCGGAATTCCCAATTCACCGTATAAATAAAATTGATAAGTTTTTCCTTTACATATGTTTTATAATCATCAACTTTAATCCGACCATCGTATCCGATCTTTTTCATTTTTTCTACGAAAAGAGATGCCACAATAAGAAAATCTGCAAATCCGGTAGCTCCCAAGGTTGAGTTTGCAGCAACAACCATAAACTGTTCTACTTGACGCACAAACGTCTCCAAAGATTTAGGAGCGCTCACACGAACTCGCTTAGATACGCCTTCCAAACCATTAAGAGCGATATCATAAGTAGAATAATTAAAACAATAGGGAAGGGCTACATCAGTGGAGTCGTTAACATAAAGATCACCACGAAGCACTTTTTCCACGACAGTATTAGCTTCAAGGAGCCCATAATCCTTTTTAATCTGTTTCCAGAGGAGGAAATAACTATTGTACTTTTTAATGGGCTTCGGCATTTCATGATTATACTCAATAGATGTCCGCGCACATACATTGGCATTAGAGTCTACGGAAACATCTGCCGTTGTAGTATCCGTATTAAAAAAATCTTTAGAAAACTTATTGATATCCATCTGATCGCCAATTCCATCCAAGGTCAAAAAGTCCCTGCCATATTTAGCGATAAGATACATCATAAGGTCATAGAACTCTTGATCCCAAGTAATCTTAATATGCATGTGCTTTCCTCTTTTTTTTATTTATGTTTTTATACATTTTTCAATGGCTAAATATTGACATCTAGCCATTGAAATTTTTTCTATTTACACACCAGTGCTGCCAAACCCGCCAGTGCCTCGAACGGTTGTGGAAAGCTCCTCAGTCTCCACCCAATCGACAGGAAGATACGGAACAATGACAATCTGGCAAATCCGATCGCCCGTTACATAAATTTTATTCGCAAGGCTAGGATCTTGGAAGTAATTCTTGGGAATACGGAAGACAGCCTTGATCTCTCCGCGATAATCGGAGTCAATGACGCCTACGCAATTAGAGAGCGTCATTTCCTTCTTGAATACAGAAGACCGAGGAAACACGAGGCCCACGTACCCCGCAGGGATTTCCATACCGATTCCGGTTCCATAGGTAACAAGCCCTTTATCCCAATCGATATCGCAGGTGACTGCATGGAGGTCATATCCAGCGGACCAATCGGTTCCACGGAGGGGCATACTGGCATTTTCATGAAAACGCTTGAAGTTGATAATGTGATTGCTCATGTAGATTCTCCTTGTTAGTTAAAGATTGTATATCCGATAAACATCTTCTCAGGATAGGGCATTTTCCCATTTTCGAGAAAAATGATTCCCTTTATAATCTCGGGGAGATGTTTAAGAACATTAATTTTTTCATCCGGGGATACTCCTACGATATTAGATAAATTACGAACATATTTTTTTGTATTGTTTTCGTGAGGAGGTCCCATTCTATACACCATGCTCCGCAATGTGTCAAGGCCATTTTTCTGCTGATAATTCTTTAGATTTTTTGCACAAGCACGGATACCATATTCAGGAGACTCAAAAATAATGAACTTGCCATCACTTCCGACTTGACCGTCCCATTTCGTATTCTTCGAGCTTTTGAGATTACAAGGATTGTTATTCCGCAATCCTCTAGTATCTCCATACGTCTCTTTTTTATCTTGAGACGTATTTTCCTTTTTTTGATAAGGGGCTTCTAACTTCTGCTTCATAATAGCATTTTCAGAGGCCATACTTCCTAACGCTGTACTTAAAAATTCTATCTTATGATGAAGTTCCTCTATCTGAATATTCTTACTTTTTCTAAAATTTGTAAGTGTTACATAATTATGTACTGAATTAGCAATAAATACGCTAATTAAAAGAGCTATAAGAATCCTATCCAAATAATTGAATTTAAACATCCACCCTACCTTAATATTTTTTATCTACTATTTTCAATTCTTACGTTTTCCCAATATTCTCTTTCGGCTTTTTCACATTTTTGAAAACCCCAAATGAAAACAGAAACAAAAACCGCCAATAAAATCATACCTTTGATTTTCATAATAACTATTTTCTTTCTGTGTTTATTCATTATTACTCTCTCCTTTTACGGCAGGGATAAACCTATCATCAAGATACATGAGAATCTGGTCGCAGAAAAACCTCCATTCTTTTAGCGCGTGGTTCTTGCGCTGATGATACATATTCCGAAGAACCTTACAATTGGTGCACACGATTCTGCGCTGCAAGAATCCTTCGGGGAGATTTTCTTTTACACCTTCAAAGTCCTTTTCATCAATCATTTTATTCAGGATATCAATAATTTCCTGACGAACCTTGCCAGAGAAATCCTCTTTAGTCAGATGACGCTTCATAATCGTATGCATCGTAGACTCGGACTGTTTGGATGTTCCCACACGATAAGTATCGAATTGCGACCAGAAATATCGAGGGGCGGTAATATCAATCCAAACTACCACACTTTCTAGGAATTTGTTATGTCCATTATCAAGCCCTGCCAATTTTTCGGCTCGGCGATAAAGACGTTCATGGAGAGGCCATTCCTGACCGGGGGCCACCTCTTCGCTCTCTAAGTCATCCAACGTCTTATCTGATGTAAGGCCAAAAGACAGGCCAAGACCAAGCAATGCAGAATTCCATCCAGCTTCCTCGATAAATTCAACTTTCATATTCATTTGTTTTTCCTTCTTATGCTTTAAAGTTATATACTGGCTTAATAGTGAACAAGGCTTCCACCGATTGAAGATTGTTACGAATCTCTGATCCATCCTTGTATGCCATAGGGCTTTCGTCAAGAGTAGAAGTATTTACGCAAGAAGAATAAATACCTTCCATTTCATTTTTAAAATCATTCATATCAAGACTGCGCTTGGCTTCACCTCTGCTTAGTCTACGTCCAGCTCCATGAGGTGCGGAATAGTTCCAATCTTCAAGCCCTTTACCAAAACCAAAAATAATACCGTCTCTCATATTCAAAGGGATCATAAGAGCCTGTTCTTTTTTAGCGGAAACGGCTCCCTTGCGCAGCATGAACACATCATTGTCAATACGTTCTATATAGTTATGAACGGTTTCATAAACATCATCTTTCTTAATCCCAATGTGTAGCATGATATCGTTAATGATCGCCTCACGATTCAAAGAGGCATAATATTTCATGATTTCCATATCATACATATATTCATCGAACATCTCCCCTGAAAGATACGCTAGATGTTTGGGGGTGCCCGGACATTCTTTAATAGCGACATTTTGATAATAAGTAGCTACTTCTTTTCCAATATTCCTAGAACCAGAATGTACGGTAAGGAAATAAGAAAAAGTACCATCGAAATTATCGGATTCCCCTATTTCAATAAAATGATTCCCTCCCCCCAAAGTCCCAATACTGTGCTCCGCACGAGCGATATTAACTTCATTACGACACGCAAGCGTATTCAAATTGATGGCGCTAACCAATTCATGCTTGTCGTTACGAATATTAAATCCTGCGGGAATATGCTTTCGAATAATTCGATCAACTTCTTCAAAAAAGCTATTGTTGAGCTTATCCTCCAAAGTAAATTCACAGGACAGTAATCCACAACCGATATCAACACCGACAAGATTAGGAACGATTTTCTTATTTTCGATGGTCATCGTCGTTCCAATAACGCATCCAGCACCAGCATGTACATCAGGCATAATACGGATTTTGCTTCCTTCGGTAAACTCCTGATTACATAATTCAACAATCTGAGATAACGCAGTCGTCTCCACATAATCTGTGAAAACTTTAGCTGTACTTACTGACCCTTTTACCTCAATCATTCTTTACGCTCCTTTTTTTTATTTGCTTCCGATGAATGGAGTATTCATCAATCGGAAGCAAATGTCAACACGTTTTTTAGGTTATTTTCTATAAAATTCCCCCCTCCATCCTTCGGCCTTTACTGGCAGACCTTCTGCCCATTGAGGAAGCTTGCACATGATATTTTCAAATTCCTCGACAGACCCAAACCCTTTAAGAACTTCCGCAATAATTTCATCATGAACATGAAACACTACCGGATAATTGGCTTCTTCGAGATTGAACATCGCATTCACCATCAGATCTCTACAGAATGCTTGTGTACAATTATGTACAATAATAGGGCCTTCCGAGGTAAGAACACAATATCTATGAAGGTCCCCGCAATTCTTAATATCAAAAACCTCAACTTCACTTTCTTGTTTGCTCATATCTTCTGACCATGTACTCGGCATCGTGCCCTTGTCCTCTATGGTAAAAGATTGTTGTTTCCCCCCACGTAGGAGTGAATTTTTCTCTAAATTCTCGGACGGTATATTCTTCACCTTGATAAATGATTCTAGCGGAGTTCCGTTTATTGTTGGAGTTTTTGCTCCTTGACACAATCCGCAGATTACCGGGCTCATAGTTTCCGTTGTTGTTGATTCGGTCAAGGTCACATCCAAATGCGTCCCATCCCGGAAGAGTTTTGACATATCGAAAGAATTTAAATCTGTCCTCTTTCCATTCCCAGAAAATTTGTATCCCTCTCCCTCCATAATTGGGGTACGCTTTATGGTTTGGGTCGTAGCATCTCGAAATGATTCCTGTGTATCTATGCGACCACATACTGCGGATTTTATCGTCCGGAAAAATCTCTCTTTGCTCTGCGATCCTCCCACTATATCTTTTTGTTTTTGCTGCGCATTTGGGGCAAGACAAATGCTGTCCCATCCTGATTTCACTCGTTTGAACTCTGAATCTTTTCCCGCACTCACATTCAACTTCTGAGTACTTTTTGAATTGACCCCACTCGGATTCAATAATAGTAAGTCTACCGAATTTCTCCCCACTTCTAGGGCGGTATACCAATCGCTTTTTTCCATTTTTGAGAACTTTTTCCATGCACTCCCAACGAGAATCAAATGGTCTTTTGTGGCCCGGACTTGTAACCGAGTCTGTACAGGTTGTTTCCCTTTGCATACTAAACCTCCATGAAAAACAAATTTCTCTCCATCAAACACTTTATCGAAAAGAGTTATGTCTTTGATACATTTCCACCCAGAGTCTGTCAATACCTTTGTTTCTCCAGAAAAACAGTTCTCCGAGATGATCAAGTGATTGAGCGGCCTCCTCACGAATTGTTTTTCTGGCGTCAAGGTCATCGCCGTAACAAGCTTCTTGAACGCTGGCTTTTCTGGAGTAGACCATGCCATCTCCACATCTTCAAGTTTAGGCTCGAAGTAGAAGAGGAACCTGCCACTAGGGAGCTTCATAAGGAGGAATCTCTTATAGTATTGGAATGATACTCCACGATAAGAATAAATTCCGCCCTTATTCGTCATAGCCATGACAGCAGCTTCAACGAGTTTGTGCCAAAGCTTAACCGTCATTGGGTGACCGTCTCTCCATGCGGCAATAATCTTCTTTCCTTCCTCTTCATCAATGCCCATTCTATCGGCTCCAAAGCGAAGGAACGCGCCGTAACCACCTCCATATCCACAGTTATGCACAATGCGTGGACCGCAGGATGTATGTATCATAAACCTGCTTTTATCTCCACAATTCAAAAGATCATAAACTTTTTCTATTTTAGTATAACCATCTCTATTAGATAAAATGCTCCCAGTAAGAATAATTTCATCGCTATCATCTTTTTTGATAAACTTTAAAATCGCCCTATTTATTTTATCATAGTCCTTAATAACGGCTTCACTCACTTTAATATTCAGATAATTTTGAGCTGTTGAATACTTAGAAAAAATCGTAGCTAAAAAGACGATAATGGAGCATACATATTTAACTTTATTTTCAAGACTCGTGTTCCTTAAGCTTTCACCCAAGTATACATAAACACCTTTTCTACTTTTAGAATCAACAAAGGATACATTAAAGTCATCTTCGTCAAAATCGGAAAGAATTACTTCAATTCCCATTTCAGCTATAGTTACTTTTACTGGGTATTTCTTCAAACTATAAATAATTTTATCTTGAACTTTTGAGATTTGATAACTAACCCAACTAGAGAATATTTGATATTGCTCGCTAGAATAAACTTTCCCATCTCCTAGCCATTTACACAATTCAATAGCTGCATCGGAGTCTATCCAAATATTTTCATCCATCAACCATTTTTGATCAGGTGTAGATTCTACTCCCAAAAAATTAACGATTTCTTTAATACCTTGGCAATATGCTCCATCTGTCAAACACCAGTTTTCTCCATCCCATACATAATCATCTTTAGTTATGTCGACGATTTTTTTTATTCCATAGCTCGTATAAACCATTGTATCCGCAGAGAAGCAAGCCAACGTAGCCGTCTTACCTACTTGACGCTGCTTCTTATCCACATCTTCATATTTCACCCCATAGATAGTCGTAGCTGCAACTTTATACGGGTCAAGGCCATCCCTAAAACCTTGAAGAACATACTCTTCGCCAGCGAGGTATGCCAATGCTCGGGCTTCAATCCCACTATAGTCGGCACAGATAAAATCGTATCCTTTTCTAGCGTGAATCATTGCGCGAAGGCAATCGGAGGCAAGGACTTTAGGGTCTTTCCAATACTGCTGGATAAGATCTAAATTCCCGCTAGCTGCAAGTTCGATATCCATTTCACTGATATCATAATTATCCAAAGGCTTGGAACCTTCGGGGATATTCATATTATTTGTTGAAGGTCTAGTCAAATTTTGCGGTTGAATAAGAGCACCAGCAAATCGTCCGGTAGAAGCTCCATGATAAATCATCGTTCCATGCGCTCTGCCATCATAGCACGAAGTACAGAGCATGGTCTGATATTTTGCCGTAGAAGACATGGCAATAGTCTGGCGGATCTCAAGGAATCTACGAACATCAGAGGGAAGATCAGGACGCTCAAGAAGGTCGGAGATAGCTTGCTTACTTGCCGAATCAGTATCAACCCCACGAGATTGTAGCCATTCAATAATAGCCTTAGAAGACTTCATAGTCGATACCGCCCCATACGTAATCTCGGAAGCTTCCTCCGTCAAAATATCTTCTACCTTATTTACCATATCCATAATTTTGACCGCGTGAAACCTGTCAATTCCTACTCCACGGTCATTGATCGTCTGGTCGAGCCGCCACACTTTAAGCTCCCGCTCAGGGATAGGAGGAAGCTCCGTAAAAAGAACTTCTTCCGCAACCACGTCCTGCCGACAATATTCAACATATCGTTTAAACATTGGCTCGTCACAAGGATAGACAATATATTGATGGTAGTTTTTAATAATAGGAATGCCACCTTTTGAAAGCACGGCATAGACGTACTCTTGAGTAGCCTTAGCCTTTTCGGGGTCTGGAAATGCGGAAAGTTCGGCTTTACGGAATTTCCTAGGCTTTGACATTTTCATCATCAGCTTATGCCCTTCGTTATCCTTCTGAGGGGCGTCTTTTCGCCAAACCTTTACCGCTTGTTCCAGTTTACGGGGAAGGTTGCACATAAGGGCCTGAGACATCGTGCATCGAATTTTCTCTAATGGCAATGGCTTAAACCAGAGAGGCTCCATCTTGAACTTCCAAATGGCTCTTTCGAAAGGGGCGTTATGTGCTGCAATCTCTTCACAATTATTAATAATATCCTGCAATTCATCGTCGCTCAATTCAGTATCAAGAAAATGCCTATATGCCGGAGCTACCCATACACGAGCCTCCTGTCCACATATACGGACGGCAAGCATCATCACCTCAGTATCAGGGTGCGCAGCATATGCGTAAGCTCCGCAAGTTTTAATATCTACAGGGGATCTTGTTTCAAAGTCAATTACGGATTTCATCATGCCTCCTTTATTAAAAAAGATACCAGAATTTTTAGCAAACGCTGGTATCTTTTTTTTTTATTTATTTCGTTTCCATGTTTATGTGATTTAGATAAAGTGGCTGTATACTTTCGCCTTTCACTCTACGTTTCGCTGGATATGCCAATTGGCAGACTAAATATTTTTCATCCCACATCATACACCTCTTTTCCTTACACGGCGCATTCAAGAAAGGACAAATTTTTTCTACTACCCTGAAAGTTCCTTTTGCCATTATATCCTCCGTACTTACAGAATTTCAATGCTTCCGGAACAAAAGTCCCCACGACCCCAATGAATAAGCGGAGTAGGAGGCAGCGGGTCGCCTACCGCATTAAGCTCAATATATTCCTCCATCAAAGAATCAATAAGAGCAAAAGCTTCATCAATATGAATCTTCGCATGTTCAAATTCTTCAAACACGTCGCTCGGCTTTTCTTCCATCTTAGGAATAGGGAGCCCGGAAATATTGAGGCTTTCAATATTCAAAGTAAACTCAATATTGACACCAGAACCAGCGCAACAAGTAACCGCCGCCTTTTCCGCACGAAGACCCCGCAGAAGGGCCATACGAGCCTCATGAAGCTGATCCGACTTCTCCGTGACCTTTTCCCCGGTTTCCGCCGAACTTACCGTTACAGTGCCGCTCATGGAGCATTCGTAGGAAGTATTCTCGGTGGTGACGGGTTTAGTGGGATCGTTCTCCATGCGCCACCAGAACCACGTCAGGAACGTCTGGCTATCGACCATAAAATCAAGGTTTCTGGATTCCACGATTTCTTCGAGATTCTTGACATTCGGAATCCCGGCAACCAACTTGAACGATGCCCGGAACTTCTCAAAGACACTATTGGAAGTAGCGAAAAGATACCCTTCCCCCGTTTCGGGATTAAACATGACCGGATAGAAAGAGGGCTTGGCTTTTTCTTCATTGAGCAGTTTGTTCTTCACAATGACCTGAATGTCCTTACGTTCTTCACGATTGGGTTTCTTTCCATGAGTTTCGGAGAAACGCTCAATCCGGTCAGAAATTTCACGCTTGAGAAGATTGGGATCTACCCGCTTAGTGTCAGTACGGAAAAAGAATGCAATAAACCCATTCGCCTTGATGTTGCCTTCGTGGAAATCAGAGGAGCCCCAACGGTCGTTAAGGGGGCAGAAGCCTTGCATGGAATCCATCCCGGCTTCCCACTTTTCCTGAAAACGTGCGGCGTTAAGCCCATTGATGATAGTTTCAAGATTATCTTCAACTTCGGTGATAAAACGGATAACGGAAACTTTGGACTTGAGAATAGACATATTTTCTCTCCTTGTTGATGTTTTTTACAACCTATTAAATTATGCTTTCCATGTCAAGAACTTTTTAAGAGGAAGGATACCCTTTTCCGTTCCAATGACGTATCGCATTGATTTCACTATCGGAAATAGGGCCTCTAGCATGGCACTTATTACATTTAACCTGATACAGATCTATTTTCCTGTATTTCTTTAATGACGACCGAATCAGAAGTTTTCCTCTACCTCCACAGTACAAACAGTTTGATATGATCATGGCGTGGCTCTCAATATAAACGTAGAGTCCCCGCTCTTTGCTTTTTAGCTCGGATGCGGGGACTTTTGTTATAGGGTTTTAGTTCTTCTCATTAATCTGGAGTCGGGAGGAAAGCTTCACACGAACACGTTTTCGTGCGGGCTTACGAACAATTTCTCCGGTAAGGTTTGAACGGAACTCACGAGGGGCCAAGTCTACGACCTTGAAAGTACACAGCCGATGCAGCTTCACGCTACGCCCTGCTTTAAGATTGGCATAAATCACCTCGGTATACGCATTGATAACCTTTTCGATATCAGCACGGCGGAATCCGGTAATACGCATGACGGCATTCGTCAAGTCGCGGCGGCAAACATTGTTGGTCTTTTCATTCTCTGACATTATTTTATTTCCTTATTTTTTATTAGAACGGCAAATCATCGGAGGAAGAATCTTCCGAGCCACCGTAGGTTACATCGTTATTTTCTTCGGTGCCATAGAGTTCACCAAGGTCGACGGGAGAGCTTCCGGCAAGACGCTGCCCTTCACCAGTCTTTACGACACCCTTGAGAGAAAGGAAGCACCCGGATTCAGTGCCGGGCTTGTCATTGTAGTAAACATCCATGATGACATCGGCAATACAACCAGCGTAAAGTTCCTTTTCGATTTCTTCTTTCGATTCGAGCTTCCGATAAGTCGTGGGGCCAGTCTTTACGCCCAGAGCAATAGGATACTTGTTTTTGACGCTCATGAAAACAATATCGTCGCAATCGCCGCTCGGCTTATATTTGCCGTCTCGAAGAGGGAAACCATCCTTGCCTTGCTTCGACAGATATGTATCAAAAAAGCCGGGCTCACGGAAATCAACTTTCCACTTCTTCTTATCCGGGCCAGCGCCCTCGGTATAAACTTCCTCAAGCACGGAGCGCACTTTCTTAATCGTGTCTACGTCGCTCTTGGGAATGCGTGCTTCAATGCTATACTGGGGGTCTTTGTTCTTATCATTGGGATTGACTACGGGCGCAGAAAGATGAGGATAAGAAATAGAAGCCTTGAAAATAACGCGCTTAGTAACTCTTGCCATTTTAGTTTTCCTCTTGTTGCGAATAAAATTCGTCGATAGATGTTAATGGATTTACGGATTTACGTTTATCGTTTTCTGGTTTTAATTCCGTACCGGATTCCGGTCTAAATGAGTAGAGATCAATTTCCTCTCCTGTCAAAATACCTTCTAATTTAGATGGCGATTTTAACTTTCTCTCCTCAAAAATTTCATCTCCATATTTCAAACTTAGCTCTTGGGCGGTGAGCGCATTGTCCCTCCAAACTCGTCTCGATTTTCTTTTTTTAACTAGCTTAAACCCCGGAACTAATCTTCCAGCGACAGCGTCTTCATAAGCGGATTTTGCTACCGCTTCGATCCAAGGGGCGTACACAATCGATAAATGCAATATACGAGACTTTTCTTCACTTGTCAAGTGTCTTGGGTCTGGAAGTTCAATATTTTTTTTCTTTTCTTCTATATAGTTGTTATAATTTACTAAATATCCAAGATCTTTTTCAATTTGAGGACATACCCCAAAGGCAGGGCACCATTTACAATGATCTCCTGATGAAAATTCGGCATTAGGGTCTTCCGTCTTTTCCGCAGCAGGACGTAATTCCGTTTCGGCCCAGAGATAGAGGTCATCGATTTTTAGACTATACGAACTTACCCCAAAACAATCGTTTCTCGGCTGGACAATAACCATTACTACTTCGTCAAAGTCGTCATTCGATAACGGCTCTCCTACAATACCCAAAGCATAATATTTCATTTGGGAATTATCGATGGCGGTTACTGGCGTGCTCTTTCCATATTTTAGGTCGAATACATAGAGTCTCCTATTCTTATAATCTTTGTAATTACAGTCGCATGTACCGAACATCCCTTCCTTTATCCAAGTAAGAGCGAATTTTTCCTCGACAGACAGCTTCTTGCTATCCCCTTTCTCAAACTTTTCAAAATGGACGTTTTCGGTGTCGATTTGAACAAGGTCGCCATTCTCGTCCATCCACAATTTTTGATTATGAACTACGTGAAGAATGTGACCTACGTAAAGAGAGACGCTTTTTATCATCTCTTCTTCTATCTCAAAAGAATCTCCCTTTACGTAGATCTTTTTTCCTTTCTTACATGCGGGATACATCTCATTTTTAAGGCAGAACTCTGCGAGAGCATGGGCTGCCGTGCCCTCTTTTGCTGCGGGGCTGCCTTCGTTTTTGAGCCCAACGCTCATCCTGACGGAAGCGGGACACGCCATCCATCTTTCTGAGGAAGAAGCTCCTATCCTGCTATGTTTTCCCAATACACTTACCTTTCATTTTTTTTTATTCATTGGTTGAATTGTGGTCTTCTCGCAAAAGATCTATATGATTATGAAGTTTCGTCACAATCGTATTGTAATATTTCTCCTCAACTTCAATGACTTTGCGAGTTACACCCGTCACATTTTGAAGAATATCGGCAAGCATTCTATGGGACGTATCAAGATCTCTGCCAGTCCGCATTACCCGACTGCAATACCGCTTGCACTCATCCAGAAATTCTGCGGGAGTATAAGTTCTTTCGGGCTCTTCCTCAAACTTGAGCGGAGCGGAAGGAACATCATCATAGCCCTCTTCTTCGGGGGCACAGCTTTTCCCGCCGTTATATTCTTCCTGCCCGGTCTTCTGCAAAATAGTCGCCGCAGGGTCTTCCATGACTGGAGGAACATCGTCATTTTCGATAATTTCGGGTTCAGGTTCTTTGGTGGTTTCTTCGACAGTGTTATCGGAATCTTCTACGAGCTTCTTCAATGTGGCAAGACGTGCACGAGGAGAAAACTCGATGCCACGTTCGGTAAGAATAGACTTCAAATGCTCACGTTCTTCGTCACTATTCGTAGGCTTGTTTTCTACGTCAGATGCCTCTTCTTCATTTTCAACGGGCTTATCTTCGATGGAAGACGTGTTCTTTTCATCTTTCGTATCAATCTTTTCTACCACTTGTTCGGGTTTATGTGGCTCGGTAGGATTGGGCGATTCTACTGCTTCATTAAATCCGGACTTCATTCCTCCAAGACGCAAGAAAAACTCGGCAACCGCTTCGGGGGAACCTTCCACATTTACTCGGATATTATCAGATGCCCACATTAAGTTCTCTCTCCTTTAATTATTTATTAAAAAAATTTTCAAAAATAAGGTCTGCAAGCTCAGATTCCGACATACTTTTTATAAGAATAGCTAAAGACTTTCTTTCCTCCACAGGAATATTTTCCAAAGAATCTAAAATTTCAGGGATAAGAACTTCTTTCACATAAACGGAAATTATGGCTAGTTTACTCGGATCTCTGAAAATAAGTTCCTCCTTATTTCGCATGGCATAGGAACCAATTTCTCTTTCAAGGCCCATAAATTTTGCGCCATGCAAAACCAATCTTTCATATTCGGAGCTTTCTTGACATTTAATAAGTTTAACGTACTTTTTAATAAGAGGAAGATATGACCTGCCATGACAATCTTCTTCTTTCACTAATGCAAACCCCAATTCCCTACGAGCTTTCAAAGAAATCTCTTCCATAAAACATGGATTTCCATCAAGAACAGAGGTTAGGATATCACGAAATTCACCTATCTCCACACCTACGATACTATCAAAATTAAGCTTCATATTATCCCTATTTATTAATTTAAAATTTTATCTGCAATTTCCTGTTTATGAATAAGCATGGAACAAAGGTCTTTGTCAAGGGATTTTTCTAGGACCAAATGCTGAACAAGCACATAATCCGCTGTAGCCCCGATTCGTACACAACGATCCTCAGCTTGACTCATAAGTCCGGGCACAAATGCCAATTCTACAAATACCACTATTGAACTTTTTGTCAAGGTGTATCCGACACCAGCAGCTTGGATATTTCCGATAAAAAGATGCACATTTTCATTTTCTTGAAATGAATCAACACTTTCCTGCTTTTGTTTGTCCGACATTCCTCCTACAACTTTTACGGGATTGTACTCTTTAAGCTCGTCAGTTAGTAAATCAACAACAGCCCTATGATGCGCGAAAACGACGACTTTGTCAACCCCCTCAAGCAAATCTTTTAAATATTCTACACAAAATGGGATTTTGCTCAATGCAACTTCCTTGCGCTTTGCCGCCATCTCGGTAAACGCGACTCCCTCACCAAACTCCATCTGGCGCACGCATTCTTCGTATCCATAAAGATCACATAATTTAGCCCATCGTTTGGCTTCTTCTTTGATAGCTGCCTTACAATCTTTCGTTTCCAAAGGTATTTCGATAAGTTGTCTTCTTTTCTTGGGAAGCTGCGGAAGCACATCTGATTTCAATCTTCGAATCATCATCGATCCACGGAGCTTCTCAGATAAGGATGGAAGATTGCTAGCTCCACTCATATTGAGTACGGATTTTTTTACCGCATGTCCTTTTTGCTTATCATATACGTATATATCTTCATAATGCGCGGAACAATACTCGAATGCAAACGCGAATTTATTAGGCCATCTTTTTTCGTCAAGACAGTTCAGGAGCGGGAATAATTCTATGGGCCTATTCACCAAAGGAGTTCCGGTCATCAAGACTTTCCGAAATGCTTTTTTTGCGAGATGAAGAGATTGAATAGTCCTTTTCGCTTCGTCATTCTTACAATTGTGAGCTTCGTCAATAGCCACGACATCGTATTTTCTCTTGTCGAGGAAAGGAAATACGTTCGGCCTCCATACACTCGAAAAGCTTACGATATGCGCGAAAGCCTCATCGTCTTTAGGGTCCAAAGTTACTTTACGGGATTTATCGACAAGCCATTTATCCAATTCCCTTTTCCAATTCAGCCGGAGAGATGATGGACATATAATTAAAGCTCTCTTTATTTCCGGAAGGCTGTTCAGATATCCGGCAATCTGAATGGTTTTCCCCGTTCCCGGTTCGTCAGCAAGTAAGACTCCGGGGTTCCTCATCATATATTCTATACCTGCCAACTGATAATCTAAATACTGCAAACCTTCATTAGATGGTACGGAAAATCCTTTCGACGGAGCTGTGGCCCAAGAAAAATCCCATTTTTCTGAAAAACTCTCAAGAGTGCTTCTAGTCCTGTAATCGTGAGAGCTTTCTATAAATTCCTTTGCAATCCTAAATAGCTTTGTCTCGAACCAATCTTCTTCCTTATTATATGTTACGTGTTTCATTTTACTGAGGGCACTCCGTTCTTCCTGTGTATGTGCCCGTATTTGAAAAAGTTTTCCGTTATACCTCAACCTCATAATTCCCTCCAAATCTGTGATTTTTTCAAAGTAACCTATCCAACCAAAAAATTCAAGACTTTTCCCTTGACAAAAACTTCTTCGTGAAATAGTATGGGAAAAAATTGAGGAGGATGAATTATGGATTATCATTGGGCAGACATATCGACATGCGAGCAAGAAAGGTATCTCCTTTGTACGAAAAGCGTAATAGACCCGGGCGGAACTGTTTTTAAAGATGACAAAGGAAATTGGGGATTTACGGCATTTGGTAGGACATTTATGTCGAGTTCGAGATATGTAACTAAATATAGAGCGATGCAAAATTGCGAAAAACTTGTCCGTTCGGAGTTAAAATCTCTTTTAGATGAACTTACTCCAACGGAAAACATCCCTATCGATGATGAAGAGAATCCATATCTCTCTACTATCGAAAAACTGAAATCTATGTTTCATATGTAAGGAGAACACAGATGGAAACTATTATGACACTTTTGTATGGTGGCCTGATTTCTTTTGCTACGGTCATCATTTGTGTTTTTATCATCCCTGTACCTAATAAAGAAAAACTCGAAAAAGAATGGGAAGAGGAGGCTCTTAAAAATGGATTCAAAAATTGGAACGTGTAAGTGCGCCTATGTGGATATTCCTGAAAATGAAAATAGGCTTGTTGTACGATGCGTAAGATTTGTTTACAAAAATCCTGAAAATGAAGATGAAGTAATCGCGCCTATCACTTCTGGCGAGGTATGCTCCGTTTGTAAAGAATATGAGCCCTTCGTTGAAGATACTGAAAATACCGATGATTCCGAAATTGAATTTGAAACACTTTAATAGGATACTTCATGATTATAAAAGACCTGTGGCATTGCCCTGAAAAATACGATGTCATTTACGCAGACCCGCCTTGGAGCTATTCCAATAAAGGTCTTAATGGCTCGGCAGAAAAACATTATTCTACTATGAACATAAAAGATATTGGGGAGCTTCCCGTAGAATCCATTAGTAAAGACAACTGTGTGCTTTTCATGTGGATGACATATCCATTAATCAAGGAAGGTCTTTGGTTGATGGAAAAATGGGGATTCAAATATAAGACAATCGGTTTTCAGTGGATTAAGCTGAACCGCATTAACAAAAAGCCTTTCTTCGGATTGGGCAATTGGACTCGCGGAAATTCGGAGCCTTGCTTTATAGGAGTAAGAGGCAAGATGGCTCGGAATTGCGCTGGAGTACATCAAGTCATAATGTCTGAGATTGAGAAACACTCTAAAAAACCAGATGAAGCCCGCCACAGGATAGAACAGCTTGTCGGCCCGGATTGTAGGAAAATAGAGTTGTTCGCTAGACAGGAATACAATGGTTGGGATTGTTGGGGAAATGAAATCTAATAAGCAAAGGTAATATTATGGAATTTATGTTTTCCACAAAATGGTTCTTCGACATATTGTTCATATGCTCGGCGGTGATTTGGGGTTTTCTCATTCATGCGCTTTCTTTTCATCTTGCATATGATGAAGAATACGACACTGAGGAAACAAAAAATATTGTATTTTACATTATGGTTTGCACTTGCTTTTTTATCCCCTATCAGGCGGGGCAAATCGCATTGCATTTTGTAAAATAAAAAAAATCAGGAGAGGGAATATGAACCAAATTGCTATTAGGAATTTTTGTGTCGGTGGCAAAGAAGTACCTGCTGTGACTTCATTGCAGATTGCGGATAGTTTTTGCAAAAACCACAAAGACGTTTTGAGGGATATCCGCGTAATTATTGAAAAATGCTCGCTGGAATTTACTGAGCGCAACTTTGCGCTGAGTGAATATGGGGATTCCACAGGGCGCAAGCTTCCCATGTACGTTCTTTCCAAAGACGGATTCATGATGGTAGTTATGGGGTATAATACTCCAGAAGCTATGAAAATAAAAGAAGCCTACATCGCTCGCTTCAATGAAATGGAAGAACAAATCAAAAATGCTGTCGCGCTTCCCTCAAACTATCTGGATGCTCTCAAGGCTCTTGTGGCTTCCGAAGAAGAAAAGATGAAAGCTCTGGAAACAGTTGAACAACAAAAGCCGATGGTCATGGTAGCCGAGGAACGAATTGAAAAGAAAGGCTGTCTGTCCATCACGGACGTTACAAAATCACTTGGATTGAAACGCGGAGAAATTACAAATTGGGCGAAGGCAAAAGGCTTCATCCATAAAAGGCTGTGTGAGGTGAATAAGGCGGGAGAGGAATACTTTAAGGTATATTCAACAGACAAAGTTCATAACCAAATCGGAATTACGGAAGAAGGGCTCAGGTTGATCAAATTCGAGCTTCTTCCATTTTAACAAAACAGGAGTTTAATTATGTATTGGTTTAAATCTAAGGAAACACAGGTTTTGTATAAAGAAATCGAAGATCTCAAACGTACTAATTCAGCATTGGAAGCAAAACTTAAAAGTAAAGAAGTTGCTCTCAATTCCGCTTTTACGGAAAATCAAAAAATACGTCAAGACCTCGATAATCTTAAAATGTGGATTAATGAAGCCTGTTCTGTACTTCTTACTGTAAAGAAAAAACTTAATATCGAAGAATAACTCAAATTTTTCTATTGACTCCCCACAAAATCCGATCTATCATTCTTGGGTATTTCGGATTTTGTGTGTTTTAAATAGGATGTTTTTCAAAGTATTTTTTTTTTCAAAGGAGGTTTTATACATGGGAGTCATCCTAACTCCTCATCAAAATGAGGCAATTGAAAAAATCATTCGGCATAAAAAGGATTGGGAGCCATTTATGCTAGGGGGCTGTGCGGGTACAGGCAAGACTACGCTGCTTTATGCCTTGGCTGAATACTATAAAGATGAACTGATCATGCTCGCTCCTACGGGGAAAGCCTGTCAAGTACTTTCTCGAAAAATGCCAGCGGGGACGCTCATAAAGACGGTGCATTCTGCGCTCTATTCCGTTAGAGAAATCAGCGATGAAGAACTGGAGGAAGCAAGAAAAATAGCTGATGAGTCCGGTGAAGACCAAGACATTGTAAGATACACGTATTTGCTGGAGGCAAAAAATAATTTAGGCATAGAGTTCACATATTCTCCGTGCCCGGAACTCTTTTCGAGGGTTGTTGTCATTGACGAATCCTCCATGTTGGGGTATAAAGAGTTTAAGGCCCTAAAACAGATCTGCAAGAAACTCATTCTTGTTGGGGACCCTTTCCAACTGCAACCTGTAAAATCCGCTCAAGTCCTTCCTTCCAATCCCTCGGATTTCGATGCGTTCCTGTCGGAGGTACACCGTGCCGCATTGGAATCTCCAATTACTCGCCTAGCCACTGAAATTCGTATGGGAGGCTTCAAAGGATGGGAATATTGGAAAAACGAAGGAATAGGATTTTCCTATGGGTTGCCTAAAGAAGAGTATGCTATCGCGGATCAGGTCATTACGGGCCAGAACTCTACTCGGATGAAGCTCAACCGTTGGCTTCGGGAAGAAAAAAATCAAGTATTTCCGGTTGTTGGCGATAAAATAATCGTCAAGCAGAATATCCGGGAATCGGTTTCCAAAAGATATAATAAGCTGATATTGGTCAATGGAGATATCGGAAGTGTCGTAGGATCTTGTAAAAGTCAAAATAAAATTACGCTATATTTTGACTATAAGGAAGATGGAGACACGCACCATACTATAAAAGTGAATGACTCCCTTCTTCGGGCGGCTTTTGAGCTTCCGGAAAACAATAAGCCGAAGTGGGGGTCTATCGTCGTCGACTTTGCATATGCTATCACCGCCCATGCCTCTCAAGGCAGCGAGTGGCCTTACGTTATTATCTTCGATGACGAAATGAGAAAAAGCGATATTCAAAACCGAAAGCACTGGATGTATACGTCGATTACTCGGGCGAAAGAAAAAGTGCATATCGTAAAGCCTAGAAATAAATAGAAAATAAGAAGATGAGGGGTGGTATATATGCAACGCTTTGTATATTGGAAAGTTGAAGAAAGGGAAAGCGCTTGGAAGATTTGTAAAATCGACAAAGTGCCGAATATCGCCATGTTCTCTACGTCAATGTCTTTTGAAACGGAGCCCAATTATAAGGATGAAAATAAGGATATCCTTAATTTGGCTGTAGTACGATATGGGGATTTGACTCTCGATTTCGATTCAAAAGATGCTGAGGAGAGCCGCATTGATACAGTAAATGCTTTGAATAAATTGGTTCTCTTGGGACTAGATTCGGAGTCTCTTAGAATATATTATTCGGGACAGAAGGGTTTTCATATCGTCGTTCCTGCGGAGGCTTTTGGCGCGGAAAATGGACATCGCGTCCTTCCTTGGATTTACAAAGAAGTGTGCCTTGAACTTTTCCCTAGCGAGGAAGGCTATAAGACTCTCGACTATTCCATGTTCGCTATGAAACGTGGAAAGATGTTCCGAATTGCGAATAGGCTTCGTTCCAATGGCAGATACAAAATCCGTATTAGCGCGGATGAGCTTATCAATAATACTATTGAGTATTTCCAGAGTAAAGCCCTATCGCCTCAACCTGACGAACAAGCGAAGAAACCCGCTAGAATTGATTATCTGAGCGATCTTTTCCGTAGATGTGAAGCGAATGTCGTAGGAGCCATCAAAGCCCGCTCGGAAAGGAAGCAAGCCCCGCTTAATATTAAGGACAAGGAAATCGTTCCTTGCCTAAAGGCGATTCTTGGACTTACAAAGAAAGCTGGAGACTATTCCTTCAATCAGATGTGCTTCTCCGCCATTGTCCCCGCTCTCAGATCTGCGGGATTCACAAAGTCGGAAGCCATTAACCATCCTCTCGTAGTCGACTTTCTCGAAAACTTCGAAGAGTCTCAAGGTTATACTTCGGCTATGGACAGAACGCACCATCTTGAAAGCGTGTGGGATACTGACGAGAAATCCCCGTGCGATTTCGGTTGCGGAGCGATGATTACGATTCTGGGAAAAGAGCGTTCGAGGGTCTGTGGAAGCTGCCCAATCTATGCCGAACGCATGTTTGAGATGATTATGAAAGACTATGGAACGGAAGAACCTAAAACCGAAAACAAGGAATCCCCGACCAGTGTAGAGGATAATCCTTTCGGAAATTCGGAGGATTCCTCATCCGATATTGTTAAAAATGCCGAAAAGGAAGAAGATTCCGATCAGGACTACGTGCATCCTCTGATCAAGAAAATGAATGGTCTTTTCGCTTTTACTTTTATCGGAGGGAAATCGGCAATCATTTACGAAGATCCTGACGGGGAATCCAAATTCCTTACCCCTAGGGCCGCCGAAGAGTTCTCCGCAAATCTCCCCGCATTCGAGTTTCTTGATGCGAAAGGGAACATAAAACAAAAGCCCCTCTTCAAAGCATGGATGGAAAGCAAGAACCGCCGTCAATACCGTGGGGTTGAATTTGCTCCGCAGGGTGCTCCAAAAGGCTATTACAATCTCTGGCGTGGATTTAAATACGCAAACTCGGAGATGGGAATTGCCGAGGCCACTGAACGCTGCAAATTGTTTAGGAGCCATGTCAATGAAGTAATCTGTGATGGCAATGAAGACCACCAACGGTATATGTGGGCTTGGCTTGCACATATGGTCCAAAAGCCGGAGGATAAGCCCGGCGTAGCCGTTGTGCTTCGTGGTGAGGAAGGTACTGGTAAAGGCTCTTTCGTATCCCCGTTCATGAGCATGTTGGGCAAGCACGGCTTGTCTGTAGCGAATAGGCAGCATTACTTCTCTAACTTCAACGGAGCCACCGAAGGGAAAGTCCTTATCTATCTCGACGAAGCTGTCTGGGCCGGAAGCAAACAGGACGAAAGCATTCTCAAATCACAGATCACGGAACGTACTCAGGTGATCGAAAGGAAAGGCTTCGAATCATACTCTGTGCATTCCTGCTCCCGGTTCATCATGTCTTCTAACGAGGACTGGGTTATCCCCGCAGGTAAGGACGCCCGCAGATTCTTTGTTCTCGACGTGTCCTCGAAGCATAAACAGGATACTCAAGGATACTTCAAAGACCTTAATGAGGAATTTGAGAATGGCGGTGACGAGGCCCTTTACGTCTATCTGAAACATTATGACTTTAGCGGAGTGAATATCCGAGAGGCTCCCCAGACGAAGGCTCTCATGGAACAGAAACTCCTTTCTTTGAGTAGTGTGCAGAAATGGTGGTATGATATTCTTTCCGAGGGAGCATTCCCGAGGGAAGAAATCGAAGATGAAAAGTCAGTAAAGCTTTTTGAGGACTCAGACTGCCCATCTTGGCCTAGCTATTTGTCACTTGGAAAGGCGCATGAAAAGTTTAAACAAGAAATGGTTAGAAGTAGAGCGTCCTCATACGATATTGTATCTTTGAAAAAATTCAGTATCGAAACAAAACGTATTTTTAGATTGGGAGATCATACTTTCAGAGTTCTTCAAATCGCAAACAGGAATGAAAGAATGAAAGTACACGTTTTTCCGAAATTGGATGATTGCGTCGGTTTGTTCTGTGAATATCTCAATATCCCAAAAGACGAGTTTAATGAATTGAGCACAGATTAATCCCCACCCGCAAAACCTAAACTCAGACGAAAAGAAGATCCGAATCTCTTTTGCCGATCTGTCGGGCTCCTAGATTCGGATCTTCTTTTCGTCTTTTGATCCGTTTAAAAGGTGATCCAATTCCTTTTAACTCAGAAAGTTTCCGTTTAAAACTCTTTTAAAAGCCGGAATTTCTTTCTCTCGGAAATAATTGACATTTTTATTTTGGGTTTCTTTTAGTTTTAATTCGGAAACTTTCTGAGTTAAAAGAGTTTAAATTGGAAAATAAAAAAGTCAATTAAATCGGTCGATAAGAAATTCCGGCTTTTAAAAGGAATTAAAAGAGTTTTAAACCGTAAAGTTTACAAAAGAAACCGTAAATAAAAAATTGAGTTATTTCAACTACAAAGAAATTTCGGCTTTTAAAAGAGTTTTAAACGGAAAAGAAAAGAAAATGGAACTCCAAAAGTTTACATAATACCTAAAATGGGACATTCGGAGCTTATAATCTTTCTTAAAGTTTCTTTTAGACAGAAAACTTTCCGAATTAAAACTAAAAGAAACCAAAAATAAAAAAGTCAATTAAATCGGTCGATAAGAAATTCCGGCTTTTAAAAGAGTTTTAAACGGAAACTTTACGAGTTAAACCTTAAATAAAAAGTCTAGTTATTTCAACTACAAAGAAATTCTTAGAGTTACACTTTAAGTTTTTAGCTTTCCCACAGATTGGGAGGGGAGCTTCAAAAAATGGGATTTTAACAGAAGTGTGATCCGAATATCGGGATCACAAATTGGATCGGGATCACAATCGGGATCACATTTTTATTCTTTTATTTTATATATTTATATTTATGTGATCCTTGTGATCCCGATAGAGAGAAGATAAGTCCATAAGAAGAAAAAATGATCAGTCTCAAATATGCAACATACCCCCTATACCCCCCTCGTGATCATATATAAAAAGACTTGGGAGGTACCCGGATCAAGATCATCCGGATCACAAGGGCCTAAAGTATCGAAACTATTGAATCGAGTGTGATCCGTGTGATCCCGATTTTTTAAATCACAATATATTCTAGTGAGTTATATGAACGATTTTCAGGTTCAATTTTAAAGACCAATTTTCAATCTTTACAATATATTTCAATTAGTTATTTCAGATCCGTGTGATCCGGGTGTGATCTACGCCCCCTATCCTTGACTTCCTTCGACTCTTCTGCTACACACATTGGATAATCAAAAAACCTACACAGTATAAAATGTTACACAGGAGTAAATACTCGATGGCTAAATCAAAATTCGATAAACCGTATTTCATCGGCATCGACCCCGGAAAAACTGGTGCCGTAGCTATAATCTCTGACGATGGATCATTTTGTTCGATCTGCGATTTTACGAATCACCCAATCTCATTTCTTCGTAAGTTCAATAAACACGTCAATCACGCCTACATTGAGAAAGTCCACGCCATGCCGAAACAGGGAGTAGTTTCCACGTTTTCCTTCGGAGAGAATTTTGGGACTTGGCAAGGTATCCTGCGGACGCTCGAAATTCCGTATTCTCTCGTTCCTCCTCAGTACTGGCAACGCGAGCTTAATCTCATCAAATTGGACAAGAAGGACAAACCGTCGCTCCCGATGGCCCGAGAGATGTTCCCTGACGCCCCTCTTCATTTAAAGAAACACCACAATCGTTCTGATGCCCTGCTTCTTGCTTACGTAGCTCTGCAAGATTACAAGAAAAATCAATTAAAGAACGTCATCCTGACTACCGAAGACTATCTGAATGATTTGGTCTAATATACGTAAGACTATGAAATTATAAAAGTTCCTATACAAATCGTTTTTAAGGCCCCATTTTAACCTCACACGAACAAATACTCACGAAACACATTTCAAGCTCTAAAAAGGCCATTCTAGCCTCCGTATCATCCATAATCTCTTCTTTCATTTGGTTACGTTCCCGCGTAGCATACACGCTATCGGAGCTATACCCGGATATTCCTTCTGGAATATTTCTTCGGAGATATTCCCTAGAGTCAGAAACAAGTATTTTTTTTTCGTAAAAAAGTTGTTGACACTCTACGAATATCCGGGTATTCTGCGTTTATTGAAAATATCGAAAGGAGGAAAAGAGTGATGATGAAGGATTTAGGACTTGAATTGTATAAAATATCTTTTGAATTGGAACTTTTGGAAGCAGAACTCGAAAAAAGTAAAGCCGCGTTTAGGTGGCTCGTAGAAAACGGTAATTCTAACGGGGACTATTTGGATTGCCCATACCATCGATTTTTCGATACGAATAAAAGATGCCCTCTCTGGACTCCAAGAATCGATTCCGTATCTGATGACGCTTCATTGGATGAATGGAAAGAAATTGTTTTTGAAGATGGTTACTGCGAGGTAGATTGCGGAACGCATCCTAGCTTGTGTTGGCAGCGAGCGTATGAGCTTTCGAAGAATATGGAGCGATAAAAATGATCGTATGGCACGTAACCACGGCGAAGAAACTTAATCGGTATAGAGCTTCCGGAGGCATTCTCCCTCCTGTACGGGCATGGGAGAGCTTGCCTTCGGCGGAACGTTTTTCAAAGCAGACGGGGCGCAAAGTTATTTTGAGGCTTAAATTTCCGGATACAGCAGAGAGACTTCCGGGCCATCGTGGAGAAGCCTTCGTCCTGTATGAAAAGTACAGGCTTACGAGTGTGTAGTGAAATGGGGGTTCATATGAGCACAAGAAGATGCCCGCATTGTGCTAATGCCGCAACTGCCAAGAAGGTTCTAATCGACTCTTTTGTTGGTCCATATGAAATGTGGCATGTGACTTGCAATAGCGTTTTCTGTAATAAAAAGTCGGATTTTTTCAAAACCAAGGAAGCCGCAGAAGCTGATTGGGACGCTAAATTTCCGATTAAAGACCTATACAACAAAGAAAGCTATAGATTTCAACTTAAAGATAGCGAAAAGGAGTGGTTGGAAAACCGAAAAGACGTATGTTTTAGGTGCGGAAGGGATAAAAAGACCGAGTGTATTTATAGATTCTATTATTATGCTCAATGCGTTGGTCAAAATTATCCTATGAATCCAAAACGATACGCTCTGTCTGGTTTTAGTCAAGATGTAGCTGAATTTGAGGCAAGGGTAGCTCTTTTGCTGGCGAAAGTTTGCGAAATGAATATCATGCCGTGCGAAATGATTGGCGAGGGTTGTATAGAGATAGGCCCATTAAGATATAAATGCGTGCAATGTCGCCTTAAACATGCAAGAATTACGGTCGAGCAAGAAATGGAGGAAGAATCATGAACGAGGTGGAATTGCTTTTTCATCAGGTGAGGCTTGGAGAATCGTCTGAGAAAACGCTTGAGAAATTAGCGCAAGAATTGTTGGATAAACATAATGAAGTTTATCCTAGTGATAAATTACAGCTAAGTTTTTGGGATGAAGGGCATCCCGTTGAATTGAAAAGTGGAGAACGCTTTAATGTCGTAATAAGTGCACGAAGCGCCTACAATGATTTGCCAACTTATATCTACTGTTCCACACAGGAACTTGATAACCCTTATATTTATTATGATCGTATAAAGGAAGAAAAGGAGAATCGTAAACGAGACGATACATATAAGGAAGATCTTGCCATGTACATGAAGCTCAAAGCAAAATTGGGACTCTAAAAATGGAGGAAGAATTATGTCAGAAAAAGGAAGTTTTTCTATGGAGATTGTAGAACTCTTTCACATTGCAGATAAAGCCAATGAGGAAATTGAGAGGCTTGTACACGATGTTCTGAAATTCCATAACGTGGTATACCCCGACAATATGTTACAGTTGAACTATTCTTTCGACACCCCTGTAAAATTAAGATATGACGATGATAGCGGCTTCTTTGTTAAGATACGTGCGCAGAGTATAAATGACGGACACATTGAGTACATAATTTGTTCTACAGGAGAGTTTATCGATCCACATATTTACCAAGAGCGGATAGAGGAGGAGAAAGATTTCCGTAAACGTGAAGATGCTCGCCTAGCCTTGTATAGAGCGCACAAATCCGAATTTCACCTATAAAAATGGGGTACATATGACCAGAATATCTTGCGAAGAAGCAATCAATTTGTTTCGTCAATACGGTGAAATCGATGAAAAGATTGAGAATCTTGCATCGGCTATTGTGTCCGCAGAAAACGAAGCATGTAGCAAAAAGTTGGAATTGAGTACTTACTTAGACGATGATGGCGTTGAGCTCGTAGAATATAAGGGGAAACAAGTAGTTCGTGTCGTAGCGTATGGTGAATATGCGGAAAGATACGAACTTGATTGCAGTATCGAGGAATTTGTTAATCCTCTTTTGTATTATTTTAGAAGATTGAACGATTATAAGGCGTGAGGTCTTTGGTGCCAAGAATCTGAGCGAAAGAAAGATCTTGCTCAGTATGAAAAGCTCAAAGCAAAACTAGGTCTGTAGGAAAAGGAGGTATTGAATGGACGCGCATAAATTTCTTGAAAAATTGGAGCATCTTGCGAAATACGCTACTCCGGGGCCGTGGAGTGAAAGCAAGCAAGGAACTAATGAAACATATCATCATCGTATCGAACGGTATTATGGTGGTAAGGAGGTCCCCGAGCATATAGCATATGTCGTCTTGCCGAATGTTTTTGGGAACGTAGACGACGCTGCTTATATTGTCGCCGCGTGTAATGCAGTTCCGCGATTGGTGGAGATGGTAAAATACTTATCCGAAGAGTCAAGAGTAGAAACAAATGGTACTAATACTTGGAGGATAAGAAAATCGCAAGACATCCTTCAAGAGGCATATGAAGCCACTGACCCAAAAAGAAATCTTGAATCCGAAGAACCTTCCAATACTTTGACATGGACAAATGAAATTCCGAAGGTTCCCGGATTTTATTGGATGAGGAGCAGTCTCTTCCCAGAGCCTCATATTATGAATTTTAGTATTGAGGTGGTCCCCCTGTGTGCTGATGACCTTCTTCCGGATTTAGAGTTTGCTGGCCCTATTCCTGAACCAACAGAATCGATGTAGCTACTTATGGAAGTATTGCCCGTGAACTGTTATAAAGGGATTACTATTCCGGAAGGAATGACTGACCAAGATATGTTGAAAATGTTTCGTGACGGATTTTATACTGAATTTGTTAAAAACAGATGTAAAGGAGGATCTATGTATACTTTAGGAAATGAGATTATTAATGAATATAAAGTAGAAGGCAACCGTGAGATTACCAATGGGGAAAGGAAAGTCAGTGAGATTATCCATCAGGCTATGTTGCGATGCTTCTCTGGGAAAGGGAAGGAGCGTCATAACATAGAAGGCACCGTAGACTTCATGGACCAGCCTCTCATGGAAATCTCTCGTAGAGTAGGCATTGGTGGGCCTCTCTACCAAGTTCATAAGAAGGCGTATGAGGCTCACGATATGGTTCGCAAAGGCGATTCTGAACGTGCCAGAAACGAGCTTCTCGATATCATCATCTATACCGCAGCAACTGTTCTTCTTCTGGATGAGCAGTCAAATAATAATCAAAAGGAGCGCGAATCCTAATGAATACTCAGCATTATTTGACCGATGAATTTGTGGAAGACCTTGTAAAAGACATTTCCGCTAACATGGATTACGTCGACGGGGTGAATATTCTAAATAAAATCGTCGAAAATATGTATAAAATCTCAAAGAAATTTGTTTTTCAAACGGGTAATGTTTTTGCAATGGGGGAAGTATATAAAGTTCTGGATGAAGCTGACAAGATGATCAAAAAACTGGAAAATCCAGATGATATGACGCCAGAAATCCAAGAAAAACTATTCTTCGCCGCGTCGCTTACCCTGATGATTGCTCAAAAAGAACTCCAAATTACCCCAGAATAATCATTAATAAAAAAGAGCATCTAAATTATGGATGCTCTTTTTTATTACAAAATTGTAAAATTATTGGAATGGATACTTGACAAAATTGTAAAATTGATTTACGCTATTTCCTAAAAAATAAACAGGAGAAAATGTATGCGTAAATTTTCTAAGCGCTCATTGAACAATCTTGAAGGTGTGCATCCGAAGCTCCGTGCCGTTGTAGAAGCCGCGCTACAGCGAAGCGAAGTCGATTTCACGGTAGTTGAGGGGCTGCGCACGTATGAAAGACAGGTTCAGTTGAAGAAAGATGGGTTCTCAAAGACCTTGAAGTCCTACCATCTGAAACAGTCAGACGGGTATGGGCACGCTGCCGACCTGTATCCTTACTACAACGGGTCTGTGCAGGTTGAACCCGATAAGGAAAAGTGGTTGATGATTAATAAGGCCATGATGGAATGCGCAGAAGAACTTGGTGTGAATCTTACGTGGGGCGGAAATTGGAAGACTATCGTTGACCAACCGCATTATCAGATTGAGTTTTAACAGGTAACAAAAAATTCATAGGAGAGGGAAGGATGAAGGAAAAACTATGGATTTTGATTGGAAAAGTGTCGTTGGAACCGTTGCTCCAACAATCGCTACCGCTCTTGGTGGCCCTCTTGCTGGAGTTGCAGTATCATCATTAGCAGCGGCATTTGGGCTTTCCTCGGATGCTGACGAAAAGCAAGTAGCTCAATGTGTGCAGAAAGCATCTTTCGAGCAACTTGCGGAATTAAAAAAGGTTGATTCCGACTTTAAAGCAAAGTTAGCTGAGTTGGAGGTAGACCTTGTTCGTATTTCTGCTGATGACAGAAAGGACGCCCGCCAACGTGAAATAGACGCTGACGACTCTTCGACGCCGAAACTTCTTGCCATTATAAACGTGATTGGCAACCTTGCCGTTTCTGCCGCGATATTTTATGCTATGGCCTTGTATATGAATGGAACTCTCTCAGATATAAAAGTTCCTGAGTTCCTTGTCGCTCTGATTGGTGGTGTTGTGTCGAATATCTATTCTAGCTCGAAACAAGTGATGGAATATTACTTCGGATCGTCTAATTCATCAAATTCGCAGAATAGACTTTTGTACCATTCCTCTCCGATAGGAAGCACTTCAAAAAAGTAGGAAGATCATGGCGGACAATACGCAGCACTCGGCATCACCTAATCTCGGGTGCCTAGCTTGCCACAATATGACGAACGAGGAAACAATACGGCATATTCTTACTCTTGCCCACCGTATTGATGAACGGACTGGAAACCAAAGCATGTTGATTGAAGAAATGCGTAAAAAGCTCGATAAAATCGACATTGACAACATCACGGAAATGAAAGAAACTCTTAAACGACATGATAGACAAATTTCGATCTGGAAAGGCGCGTTAGGCATCTTATCCGCCGCATTCACGATATTCGTTACATGGTTTATCAACGTGTACAAGTAACAAAAGAAGGCCCCTAAAACATATTGAATTGTTTTAGGGGCCTTCGCTTTCGTGGTTTTTATTGCGATGGAGATGTTCGCAGCACCTTTATCCATCTGTAAAGATTACGGGGAATGACTTATGGAACCACGAAATTTATTATTTTTCATTTAGATTTACAGAGATTTCGGTGCGGAGTCTTTTTTTGTCCTTATTGGCGTTTCTAGCCGTCATAAACGCGCTTATGCCAATAAACGAGATAAGATACATAACTTCGTTCGGATCTAATAGATTTATCCAGTCCCATCTGAGCGCACTACAAATAACCCAGAGCGCAAACATAGAATCAATAAAATAAATTGCTGAGGATTTAAACTTTTCCATTACACCATTCCTTTTTTTTAATTGTGTCCGAGTGGCGGGAATTGCACCTAAAATGCTGATCAAGCATTCGCATTTTCTTCGAAGCTGTTTACTTCGCACAGATGTTTTAACTGTGGCCCGTCAGAATCAATATCACTTCTTTCAATGAGTGCCTACTAGTATGCGGTTTTCTCATCTAGATCCTGACTAAGCTCTTAAACTACACCCGGAGATTTGTGGGGCCAAACGGACCTCGATAGGCTACGCAAGGAGGTCGAATCGTTCCTTTCAAGATCACGTTTGGCTTTTATCGATGGGGAGGACCTTGCGTTCTCGATCCATACAGGGAGATACGTAGATCAACTCAATCCATCGAAATATTATCGATATTTAATAGGGTCTTGCAAGTAACGAAGCATCGTAACCACGAGTTTGATATGCTAGTTCTATCTATCGTCATAGAAGCTCTATTGCGTCGCAGTTACTATTAGTCTATGTCTTTCGACATATCCGTCAGTTTTTCAACGCACTTGTCTGCTCTACTTCGTATCCCGTATAAATATCGATAAATTTGGCGGACAAGGTAGGATTCGAACCCACGGACGCTCCTGCGCCAACGGTTTTCAAGACCGCCCCAATAAGCCTGACTCTGGCACCTGTCCCGTTTTTAATTCTTCTGGCTGTGGGAGACGGGATTGAACCGCCAACACCTTGATTAACGTCAAGTGTTCTACCAAACTGAACTATCCCACAATATTTTTTTGGTACTACCGATGGGATTCGAACCCAATACTGTAGGGTTTTTAAGACCCTTGCCTCTACCTGTTGGGCTACGATAGTATGATGGTAGACCCGATAGGATTCGAACCTATAACTTCCCGGTTATGAGCCGGATCTTCTGCCAATTGAAGTACAAGTCCACTAAAACTGTTGGACGCTAAGGTTTACATTCAGTTAAAGAAACCCGAATTACTTAGCTTAAACCTCGTTGAAGATCTTACAAAGCACTTCCGTCTCATACGTTCTTTTTGGCGACGGAAAATACTCTAGCCAACAGCATGATTTCTTATATTCTATAAAATTTTTGTTGTGGGAGACGCAATAAAGGAGGAAATTGAGTCTCCCGATTCGAGGAGCAAACGTATGAATGAATTGATGGAAACCTTATACTAAACTTAAATCAGAATGTCAAGAACTTTTTTAATAGTTTTTAAGGTCGTTCGACCATAAAGGGCACAAGCGTTGCGGAATAAATGATTTTTTCTTCATCCATACCATCCTTGTTCTCAATGAACGTCGCAAATTCGATCTTGCTGACACTAAAAAGGACAGTAATAGCGTCAATCTTGGTCCCTTCCTTAAAATCTCCAATATCCCTGTTCAAAGTGCAATCATAAAACACAAAGTCGAAAGTGTCAAGCTGATCCCAACCTTCACAAGAAAACATTCTTTCAAAGAAATCAGTGGTCGTGTCCATCTATGAATATCCTTTTTACAGATTTATGGTGCGACCGATGGGGCTTGAACCCATAACTTGCCAATTAAAAGTCGGCTACTCTTGCCAATTGAGTTACGGTCGCATGGAGTGTGGGAGACGGGATTGAACCGCCAACATATACTTTTGGTACTGTTATACCAAACTGAACTACCCCACACACATCAATTTTTATCTGATACGAGCATACCTTTCCGAGCCAAGGATGTCAAGCATAACTTCGATAGGCTTTTTGTTTTGTACCGCCATCTTGAATACGGAAGGCGACAGGCCGGAAACTATCGTTGCTCCTACCTCATCTTTCTGGACAGGAAGATTTCTTCCTCGGCTATTCACATTCCAGAATACGATGTTAGGCAGCGAGTATCCATGCGCTCGGAAAGATTCTTTCATGTATTCAAAAGCTGTCTTCGAATAGTCCGTAGATTCATTAAACTCCATATCGGAAATGATATACAGAGTTTCCGGAAGGTCTTCTTGCTTCAATTTATACCTCATGGCGGTGGAGAGAATCAAAGAAAACACAGCTTCAATGTTCGTGCCATAGCCCCAATTGGCGGAAACCATGTTCGAGAGTTTTTCTCGCATCGTATTTCCGTAGATTTTTACAAGCTCCGGTTCGGTACTGAAAGTAAAGAAATGGTCTTTGAACGGGCCTTTGCTTCTTTCAGCGAAATACAATCCAAGAGAAATAGCCACGTCAAGAGCCGTGACACTTGAAGATTTGGATACTCGGGACAGCATAGAGCCACTGGTATCTACTACGCAAATAGCATTTTTGTTTCGACCAGTATAGTCCGGCAACGCTCTCCACATTTCATCATAGATATCTTCATATTCCTCTCCGTCCCGCTGAACACCATAAACAATGTCATAGGGGTAAAGAACGCTCGAATTTACCTTTTTATCGCCGCGTTTAACAGCTTCGGTATATTCTGAAAAACCAAAAGGATCATTTCTTGTAAATGCCTTTGTGTGTTTCATCAAAGCATAGGAAGGGAGCTTGCTATAATCAATGTCGCTCCATTTTTTCGAGCACATCTTCTGTTCGACAATGTTCAGATGCTTTCGGATATTTACGATGGTCTTGCGGCAGTTCTTCTCGTTCCCATCGAAAAGCTCGTCCACAAGTTTCTTTGCGAGGTTTTTTCTCCATTGAGAGGACACACTATTCTTTAGCGGAAACCATTTCGCGCAAAGAGTCAGATTTTCGTAATATCCGAGATTGATTTTACCTTCATCGAGGTCGAGAGCCGTTTTCACGAAATTAACCATAAATTCGTAGATTGACTCATTGCTCGGATAAACGGCTTCCATAATCCAGAAAAAGTCGTCCCATCTGCCGTATTTGGGGATTTGTCCGATGTTATAGATGATATCGTTTCGGTCGTCAGTATAACCATTTTTGATAATATCATACAACATACAGACCCTAAAAATGTCCCTTTCACCCTGTCCGCCACGAACATCACGCAGGTAGAAGAGGTTTTTCCTTGCCAAACGCTTATTTTCTTCTAATGCTTCCTCAAAAAGCTCCTTCGCGGAATTGAGGGAGTCTCGTTTAGCGGAGGCCAATGCGAAAAAGTTCAGATTGGCATTATCGGAATCAGAATAGGTAAGGCATCCGTTTTCCGTAATAGAGTCAGGATTCTTGTTAAATGCCGAAATAAAAGGTGAAATTTTCGTACTCATGATTTTTTTCTCCAAGGTTCTGCGCCCTTTGGTGGACGCTACTTCCAGTATGAATGGTTGTGTTGTTGCTGTGAGAACCTTTATCTAAATAACTAGGTGCTTTTACATTATTGCTTAACAGGCAAGTGTAATTTTTGTCGCTGTAAGCACCTAAATGATTATGAGCGGTGTATGAGTTTTAACTAGATGCCGTTTTAAATAATCATAGTATTTAACTTTAATATGCTGTCTGCATCTGCTCATGCGCTCATCGTGAAAAGGAATATAGTGAAACTTTTTTGATTTGTCAACTACTTTTTTTAAAATATTTTTAAATTATTGGTTTAATTGAAGAAACCTTCCGGAGATCCGAAAGAATCTTCACTCCCTAGATTAAGTTCCCCCTTCTTCCTAGCTACTCGGCTACGAGAATCCGGCGTAAGCCCAAACCTTTGCAGGAGCGTATCAACTTGCTTCTCTGCTTCCATAACAAGTTTCGCTGTAGGATTGTTTTTCCGAATACCTGTCGGGGTAATATATGTCTCTCCGCCTTGGGATTTCAGATCCCTGCGGAGTTTAAGCATCCTATTCACCGCATAAACTAAGAGTTCCAAAGCCAGAGAGTATTCAGCATGGTCAAGTCCCTTCTGCGCGATAACATCAGCAATCGTAGTATAAATGTCTTCCGAGGACATCTTGTCCCAATTGATTTTCCTCAGCGGTCCTTCCGCCAATGGAACGTCCACTCCATGCTTCGTAGAATTGTATGTACCATCTTGCTTATGCGCTTCGATGGATTTTGTTTGGCGTCGCAATGTTTTTCTCCTTTTTTATATTAAATTTAGTAAAAATCTTAATCCATAAACGATTTTTTGTCAATAGTTTTATTAAAATTTCGTTTAAAAAATTTACATGAATAATTACAACCGGATAAAAGCTCAGAAATCGAAAAAAATGTTTTTTTGAG